TTTGCTATAAAACAAAAAAGAAGTTTGTTAATCGTTGCAGGCGTAGAACAACAACCTATGGCAGCTTTATTAGCTAACAAGGTAAAAGGCAATATAAAAGTTAATGTTGTGGATCTGCCTGGATTCGGTCCAACAAAACAAGATACAATTGAAGACCTTGCGATACTTACCGGAGCGAAAGTTATAAATGAAGAATTAGGTGATGATTTAGATTTAATCGAACCTAGTGTATTAGGTGAAGCTATAAAAGTTATAACAGATGATAACCATACGGTATTACAAACGCCCGATTTAGTGCATGTAGATTTTGTAGATAGAGTGAAGAGCATTGAAGAAAAAATAAAAAAAGAAAAAAATCCGTTCTTTAAGAAGAAGCTAAGAGAAAGACTAGCAATGTTAAACGGTAAAGTAGCAATGATTAAAGTTGGTGCTGACTCTAAAGTTGAAATGAAAGAAAAGAAAGATAGAGTTGAAGACGCTATATATGCTACAAAAGCAGCTTTACAAGAAGGAATTGTTGCTGGTGGTGGCGTTGCATTATTAGACGCTTCGTTTGCTATAGTGCCAGAAAATGATGGAGAAGCAATTTTGCTAGAGGCTATAAAATCACCTTATGCAACTATATTAGATAACGCGGCGTTAGAATATAAAGAGTATAGTAAAGCAGGCGTGGGTATAGATGTTATAAATAATACTAAAGTTGACATGGTAAAAGAAGGGATTATAGATCCTGTGCTTGTAACTAAAACAGCATTAAAAAATGCAGTTAGTGTTGCTACAACAATATTTTCAGCAGATTGTGTAATTAATAATGTAAGAATAAATGCGAGCAATTAATTATTACGTAGTCGTTGAAAAAATAAAAGAACCACCTAAAAAAATTGGTGGGCTAGAGCTTACTGAAGATCAAAATAAAGAAGTAAGATATTTAAAAGGCAAAGTAGTATCTGCTGGTCATCTAGCGGAAATGCTTGATAAAGATGATATAGTTCATTATGATAAGCATGCCGGACACGGTATTGAATGGAATGATAAATTATATTATGTATTAAAACTCGGTGATATAGTGTTAGTAGAATGAAACTAAACGCTAGTGACATAAGAGAATTAAATTTATTAAAATACTACAGGCTCATTCGTAAATGGGCCTGTAAAAGTTATAAGCTAAATGATGCTGATCTTGAACTTTTAATATATTTGGATTGTAAAAAAAGATTTACACGTAATGATTTTATAGATGGGGTATATACTTATTCATGGGACAAGAATAGATGGGAAAGACTAAGAAAAGGTGGCTGGATTGATGTATGGAGACATAGAAATAGAACTACTATAAAATATAGTATATATAAAACTTCATTTAAATGTAGCCAACTTATATCAAGAATATATAGAATAATGTTAGGAGAAGAAGATTTACCAACTAGTGAAAGAAGTGTATTTTATAATAATAAATCATATACAGATAAAGTTTATAATAAAGCTATAGATGATATGATTAAAGATAAAGATAGATAATGAGTTTTAAAATGAATAGTGACATTCACGGTTTATTAGGTTTAAATAAAAAACATTCAACACCTGATACGCCAGTATTTGAAAAAAACTTAGGACAAAGTTGGGGATATGCAGAAATGGATAGAACAGTTACTATTAATAAAAAATTATCTAATAAACAAAAAGATGAAGCAGTTAAGCATGAAAAGCTTCACGTATTGCAAATGAGGCAAGGAAAAACATGGTACGATACCAATAATGTATATTATAAGCCCAAAAAAAACCAACCTATAGAAGTATACAAAAGAGTTGGCAATGGAATGATTATTAAAGGAAAAAAAGTTGATTTTGGAGATCCTAAAAATAATCCTATTGAAAAAGAAGTATATAATAAAACAAAGTATTATCCAAAAAAAATAAAATAATATGGCAAGCAAAAACGCTCCATCAAGGAAAAAATCAAAGGGATATTACGCTAAAGTTAAAAAAGGCAGAGGTAAAGGTAAGAAAGCTGGTGGAGGTATGACTGCTAAAGGCGTTGCTAAATATAGAAAAGATAATCCTGGAAGTAAGTTGAAGACAGCGGTTACAACACCGCCATCTAAATTAAAGAAAGGAAGTAAAGCTTATAAAAGAAGAAAATCATTTTGCGCTAGATCTAAAGGATGGAAATCTGAAAGAGGTTTAGCAGCAAGAAGAAAATGGAATTGTTAATATGTATAGAGAAAAACCAAAGGGTCTAGGAGACTCAATAGAAAATTTTACAACAAGAACGGGAATAAAAACAGTAGTTGATACTGTTTCTAAAGGATTAAATATACCTTGCGGTTGCGAAGGCAGGCGTAAAGCTATGAATATTATGTTCCCATATAAATATAAAAAATAGAAATCATGCCAAACTTTAAAAAATCAAAAAATAAAATAAATCCCCCATTTACTCTAAAACCTGTACCAGAAGGAAATAAAGGTAAAGGTCTTAGTAAATTACCTACAGAAGTAAGAAATAAAATGGGTTATGAAATGAAACCATATAAAATGGATAAAAAGAAAACATATAAAATGGATTCATCCCATACATTTAAAATGGATAGCGCAAAAAATATGAAAACAATGTATATGGGAAGTACATATTCTATGGACCCTGATCCTACTAAGAAATTAAAAGACGTAGTACTTCCGGGCACTGATAAATCTAGTGAAGGTAAAATGAATCAAAGTCAGTTTGACAAAATGCAAGAGGAAGTAAGAAAAAATATTAATGCATCAAAAAGTTCGTTTGATAAACAAATTACATCAGACAGTTTAACTAATATATTAGAAAAAGGTTCTGTACCTAAGCTTGATCAAAAAAGATATGATAAAGCTAGAATTCAAATGGATTTAATTGAGGGAACAACTGGAACATCTAAAAGATCATCAGAAAGAATTAGAGAGAATTTAGATGCTTATAAGAAAAAACAAGGTGTATATGCAGATGATTACCTAAAAAAGCAAAGATAAATGTCTAAGCCAAAAAAGAAATTTGCCGATACAACAGTAGGTAAACTTCTTTTTGGTGCGGCTTCAATAGCAAATCCAACACTTGGAAATGTACTTAAAGGAGTAACGTCGCCAAAAGAGGCTATAGCTGCTATCGGTAAATCAGACGCAAGTTCTGACGATAAAATAAAATTACAACAATTAATATACGAGCAACAGAATAAAGAAATGGAGTCTATCACTTCAAGGTGGCAAGCGGACTCTGCATCTGATTCGTGGCTTTCAAAAAATGTACGTCCATTAGTTTTAGTATGGTGTATTGTTATATTTTCATTAGCAGGATTACTTGATAGTGTAGATTCAATACCATTTCATATAGGTGAAACATGGAATGACACTTTTGAAAAGGTCATGATGGCCGTCGTTCTGGCCTATTTCGGTGGGCGTAGTGGAGAAAAGGTTACAAGTATATTTAAAAAATAAAACTAAATGGCTAGAATAAATACTTATTCTCAGGACAGTGATGTTGCTAAAAATGACAAAATTATTGGTTCAGATTCTGGTGGGGAAACTAAAAACTTTTCATTAGAAAGTATTGCTGATTTTTTAAACACATCTAGCTTGATAAATGTAAATGGCCAAGTAGTATATAAATTTAAAGGTGGTTTAATACCAGACGATGGCGAATTTAATAAATCCGGTGGGGGTATTAGTGCCTTTTCAGCAATCACAAATTTTGTGTTTTCGCATATTAATACTAATGATCAAAATATTGAAACTTATTTAAATTATTTTTTAGATTTAAGAATACTAATTACACAAACCGATAATCAAAATAATTTTGGTTTATATAGTGTTAATAGTATTACAAGCGGCGGAGAAGGAGCAACTCATTCAACATTTAATGTTACTTTTATAGAAGGCAATGGCAGCGTAATAATAGATAAACATTATGCAATAGCTTATTCACCAAAAGGTCAAACAGATAAAAATTTTGTTTCTAATAATATTAATTTTTCTGCTAACACTGCAGAAACAATTTCACATAATTTAGGAAAATTTCCATCAGTAACAATAGTAGACTCAGCAGGATCTCATGTTTTTGGAGATATACAACATATAGATAAAAACTCATTCAAAATAACATTTACCTCTTCTTTTATAGGTAAAGTACACGTAAATTAAAAAATATGGCACTCACATACTTAACAGATATTAATCTAAATAAAAATGAATTGCAAAATGCTGTAATTCAAAATTTAGGATCAGCGCCTAGTTCTCCTGTAGAGGGTCAAATATATTATGACTCTAGCACAGGAGATAAATCAATTTATTTTTATAATGGTTCTGCTTTTGTAAACATGTCTGGAGATATTACCGATGTTTTAGCAGGTGCAGGTTTAACAGGCGGCGGGTCAAATGGTTCAGTAACTTTAAATGTTGTTGGCGGTACTGGTATTACAGCAAATGCAGATGATATATCAATTACTAATACAGGTGTAACTGCAAATTCTTATGGATCTTCAACAGCAATACCTGTTATAACAGTAAATGCACAAGGCCAAATAACAGCGGCAAGTACAGCTTCAATAAGCTCAAGTTTAACTATAGCTGCTGATTCAGGTTCAAATGATGTAGTAACAGTAGGTACAGATACTTTAACATTCGCAGGAACAACAAATGAAATTGAAACTACTGTAACCAATAATCAAATACAAATTGGATTACCTAATAATGTAACTGTAGGTGGCAATTTAGTTGTATCTGGTAATTTAACAGTTTCTGGTACCACTACCACTGTTAATACAGAAACAATAAATTTAGCTGATAATATAATATTACTTAATAGTAATGCAACGGGAACACCTAGTGAAAATGGAGGAATTGAAATAGAAAGAGGTAGTTCTACAAATGTATCTTTAAGATGGAATGAAGGAAGTGACACGTGGGAATATACAAAAGATGGTTCAAATTTTAAAACTATTCAAAGTATACAAGAAAGTACATTTGCAGCTACAATAGGTGATGGTTCAGCAACTTCTTTTAATGTTGATCATAATTTAGGGTCTAGAGATGTTATTGTACAAATATATGACGCAAGTTCTTATGACACAGTTATAGCTGATGTAGTTAGAACTACAACTAATAGGGTAACTTTAAGTTTTGGAGCTGCACCAAGCACAAACGATATTAGAGTTCTCGTAAGTAAAATAGGTTAAAATAAAATTTAATGGCGCAAAAGTTTCTAACAGATATAGAACTTACGCGAGGCCTAAAAGACTCCTCTGGAGATTTAGGTTCTTCAGGGCAAGTATTGTCTTCCACAGGAACAGGATTAAACTGGATAAATTCAGATCAAGCTGCGGCTGCGGCTGTAGTTTATCAGGATGGTTTTACAGGAAATGGAACAACAACTGCTTTTACGTTAGCTAATAGTATAGATAACGAAAATAAAACACAAGTATATTTAGACGGTGTATACCAGCATAAAGATACATATTCTTTAAGTGGTACAACTCTTACCTTTAGCACCGCTCCCCCAAATTTAAGCGACATAGAAGTAATATCTTTCAGTAGTGTTTCATCTGCTGACGATATTTTATATGATGATGATTTTACATCTGCTGGTTTAATGACAACTAATGGTTCAGGATCTTATAGTATAACTACAAATAATTCTTCGAACTGGAATACAGCTTATACATATTCACAAGTTGGACATTTACCATTAGCAGGTGGTACATTAACTGGTAATGTTTCTTTAATATCAAGTTCAACAGTAAATTTAAGAGTTACTGATGGCACACAAAATATTTACGTTGGTTCATCGGGTAACACAAGATTTGGCTTGTCAAGTGGTGCTAGTATAATACAAAGTACAGGTGCAAGTTTTGGTATTGGTACTCAAGATGGAAATAATTTTGTATTAGGTGCTAACAATACTGCTGTTTTAACTTTAGATACATCAGCTAATGCAACTTTTGCAGGAGAAGTTACTGCTGTAAAATATGATGTAAGTAACACATCAGGATATTTAGTTCGTGAAGATACAGGTTCAGGTTATGGTTTATTCAAAAGTTCAACTACAAATATTGGAATAGCTTCTAACGGAAATGTAGCTTTAAATTTTGATATTTCAAGCAACGCAACTTTTGCAGGAAATGTGAATATTGCAGATAGTAAAAAAATAAACATAGGTTCAGGAAACGATTTACAAATATTTCATACTGGTTCTGTAACAACTTTTGATAACTTTACAGGTAATTTACAATTTGTACAAGCGGCAGATAACGCTGATATAATTTTCCAAAATGACGATGGCTCTGGAGGACTTGCTGAATATTTTAGAATTGATGGAGGAAGTGAAAGAAATATAGCATCAAAAGAATTACAGCTTTTAGATAATGTTTATTTGACTTTTGGGAGTGGTCGAGATTTAAGATTAATACACGATGGCAGTAATAATTTTTTAGAAAGCTATAATCATCATTTATTTATTGACCAACACTTAGACAATGGAGATATAACTTTTAGAAGTGATAATGGAAGCGGAGGACTTACTGAGTATTTTAGAATTGATGGGGGTACACAAACAAATGTATTTTCCAAATCAGCAACTTTTGCAGGTACTATTGATATAACTGGTGATTATAGTATTGATGGTAACATTCTTATTGGAACAACTGCTACATATACTATAATAAGAAATCCAGAAGAAACAAGTGCAATTTTTTTAGGTGATAGCGCTGACCCTTCAAACTATTACGATAATAATCAACATTATTGGAGAGCTTCAGGTGGTGGTACTATAAAAATGGCCCTTGTTAGTAGTACTGGTAAATTAGGAATTGGAACAACTTCGCCTAGTGCAAAATTACATTTAGCTGTAAGCTCTGCAAATGATGATACTTTTCATATTTTTAATGGTAGTGTGCGTACACATTTATTAGGTTCTGAAAGCACTAACGGTGTTATATATTTAAGAAATTCATCTAATAGTAATACGGTTAGAATTAATAGCTCAGGCAATTCATATTTTAATGGAGGTAATGTAGGAATCGGTAAAACACCTAGCACGTGGAAATTAGATGTAGATTCTTCTAGTTTATATATTGCGTCATTTGATGGTACTAATAATACAGGTGTGGCTATAAATAGTAATAATACAACTGCTGCTCAAATTTTAGGATATTCTAATTCCGCATCAACATATAATGATTTAGATATAAGAGGTAATGGTACAGCTGGTAGTGGTATTTATATAGATGGATCAGAAAGTCGCGTAGGAATTGGAACTACTAACCCATTATCTCCATCTAAGCTACAGGTTGAAGGTGGTGATGTTTGGATTAACAGAGATAATGCTCCTACAAACATTTACTTTAGATTAAACAGAAGAGCTGGTCAAGATGGAGGTATTTTATTATATGGAAATAACGCTTTAGATTGGCAAATAGTAAATGCAAGTGGAACAAGAAATTTAAATTTTTATTCCTATGGTACAAGTAGCGTTGTTGCGACTATACAAAACTCTACGGGAAATGTAGGAATCGGAACAACGCCTTCACATAAATTACATATAGACAGTAATGGTAGTAGTAATTCAGTTATAAGGATAGACGCTGATGACAACAGGGGTGCGAATAGATATGCTTTAGATATTGTTGATGATGATACTAATAGTAGAGGTTCCGTTAGAATATCAACTACTTCTGGACCATCTTTAATAGCAACTGGAAACGTAGGAATTGGGACGACTTCTCCTAGTGCAAAATTACATGCTAGTATTGCGAATAGTGCTGACGCGTTTATACTTGAAAGAACTGGTTCGGTAACAGGTAAATATAGGTTTGGTATTGGTGGTAGTAATTTATTAGCTATTAGAGATTATGCTCAAGGCCAAACAAGAATGGTAATTGATGGTTCAGGTAAAGTTGGAATCGGAACTACATCACCTGACGCTAAACTACATATAGAAGGAAGTTCAAGTGACCAAAAAGTATTAGAAATTTCTACAGGTCAATCAGATGGTCCATATACTGCATATAAAAATAGAAGCTCAGGAACAACCACTTTAGGATTTATTGGTAATTCACAAGGAATTATGAACTCAGGTACTACCAATTTTGGTATGAGAGCTAATAACGATTTAACATTTTCCAGCGGCGGTGCAACAGAAAGAATGCGTATAACATCTGGGGGGGAAGTTATAATTGGAAATACAGTTTATCAGAATGGTGCAAATAATATTGGTATAGCGCCAGATTTATTAAGAATTGGAAGCAATACAGTAGGTGCATCAACCCTTGTTTCTTTTACAAATGCAAATGGAATAGTTGGTACAATTGTTGCAACTGGTTCAGCAACAGCTTATAACACTTCCTCAGATTATAGATTAAAAGAAGATTTACAAGACTTTGCAGGATTAGATATGATTTCTAAAATACCTGTATATGACTTCAAATGGAAAGCAGATGAAAGCAGAAGTTATGGAGTTATAGCTCACGAACTAGAGAAAGTTTTACCTCAAGCAGTAATAGGAGAAAAAGATGCAGAAGAAATGCAATCTGTTGATTATTCAAAAATAGTACCATTACTTGTAAAATCAATACAAGAATTAAAAAAAGAAATAGAAATTTTAAAAAGTAAGTAATTATATGGCATTAACTAAAGCAAAATTAATAGCAGACGGCGTTATAGTTGCAGCTAACTTACATGCTAGTCACGGTATAACCTCCGCAAACATTGGAGAGAATACAAATTTGTATTTTACAAATGCAAGAGCTAGATCTGCAATTAGTGTATCAGGGAATGCTTTAAGCTATAATTCTAGCACAGGTGTTATAACATCAAATTTTGAAGAGTCACCAACATTCACAGGTAATGTAAATATTGAAAACGCAACATCTCCGACTATTGCTCTTAAAGACACTACAAATAATGTAATTACAAAAATGTTTTCTGCCAATAGTCAAGGTTTTGTAGGGACAGAAAGTAATCACGATTTAAGAATAAGAACTAACAATACCGATAAAGTAAGTATTACATCAGGAGGCAATGTAGGAATTGGAACTACTTCGCCAAATGAAAAGCTTACTATATCTGGAAATATAAATATTACAGGAACAGGCGGTTATTTAAGATGGAACTCTGGAGATATAGCTATAGTAAACGCGGGTAGTTATGCTATGGCTTTCCAAACTTATACAGGTGCTGCATTGACTGAAAAAATGCGTATCACAAGCGCAGGGAACGTGGGAATTGGAACAACATCGCCTGGTGCTAAATTAGACATTCATACTGCTACAAATACAAATGGTATACTTATAAAAGAAGATACTGATGACAGCATTACACATAATTTTTATATAGATAGCGCAGATAATGGCGTAGGAATTTTGTATGCTAATGGACAATCTGCTAAAATACAGTTAAATACCGCGGGTAACTCATATTTTAATGGAGGTAATGTAGGAATTGGAACAACTTCAATAGGTGCAAGATTAGAAGTTGCAGCTTCAGCAACAACAAGTGTTGATATAGCTCATTTTTCTAACAACAATAGCGTGCAAAAAGCTATTATTGGATTAAGCAGTGTAGGTTCTGGACAGCTTGTGTTAAGAGATGCAGGAAATAATGAAGATGTACTTATATCCTCTCACGGAGATAGTTATTTTAACGGAGGAAACATTGGAATCGGAACAACTTCGCCAGCAAGAAAGTTTCATGTTTCAAAAGCAAGTAATGGTAATATTGCATTATTTACGAATGTAATTGATGCTGATTTAAATATTAATCTTACAAGCGGTGTAACTATGCTTGCCCCATCAACAGGAATTATAGCTTTAGGTACAAGTAGCACAGAAAGAATGCGTATTGATAGTTCAGGAAATGTAGGAATCGGAACTGCTTCGCCTAGTCACGCTTTAGACGTTACTTCAGCAGCATATGACCAAGTACAATGGACAAGAACAAGTGGTGTTTCTGGTTATTTATATTCTGACAGCGCAGGAGCAGGTATTTATTCAGGAGCTTCATTTAGTCAAGCAGGTATTTATTTAGTACCTAATACTTCTATGGATTTTAGAGTAAATGGTAGTCGAAGAATGTATATAAATTCATCAGGACATGTAGGAATTGGAACTATATCGCCTGCAAGAGAGCTAGAAGTACAAGGTGGAGGTAATGTATATATAAGAGTAACTGCTCCAACAGATAATGATAGTGCAGCATTAGAGCTTAAGAATACACAAGAAATGTGGAGTATAAGAAATGAAGATACTAATGCAGATGCTTTACATTTTAATAGTGATGGTGGTACTAAAATGGTTATTCAAACTGGTGGAAACGTAGGAATAGGAACAACATCTCCTGACTTTGAGCTTGAAGTTGCTGGAAACATTGGTATTGATGATAAAATTTATCATAATGGTGACCATAATACTTTTATAGCTTTTACAGGAGATACTCAAACATTTAGAACAGGCGGTAGCGATAGGGTAACTATAAATAATACAGGTGTAGGAATTGGGACAACAAACCCAGACTCCCCTTTATCTGTCAAAGGTGCTACAGGATTAGGTGTAGGTGCAAGTGGTCTTAGAGTTCATAGACCAGATTCATTTGGACAATTTGGATTTTTTGACTATGGACAATCATCTAGTACAACTTATATTGGTAGCTCATATACTGGTGGAAATGCAAATAATTATGGTATTATACAATTTAGACAGTTATCAAATGGAGGTGCTGTTAAAGATACTATGACAATTTCTTCTAATAACAATGTAGGGATTGGAACTACTTCACCTGACCAAAAACTTGTTGTAAATCAAACATCAACTGGTAAATATGTTATTAAAGCAGAATATAATGGCACCAACTTAGGTGGCTTTTTTGTAGATGGCTCAGGAAATAATGAATTGTTCTTAAAAGCAGCTAGTAATGTAGAAAAAGTAAAAATTGATACAGCAGGAGCTTCACATTTTTCTGGCGGCAATGTAGGAATTGGGACTGCGGGGCCTAATGATAAATTAGAAGTTAGTGGCGGTAATATAAGAATTTCTCATAATTCACCAATATTGCGGTTTAAAGATACAGATGTCACAAATTTAGAACATAGAGTTTTAGGTGGAGGTAATGCTGGATTAGAATATAGTGCAGATGTAAATAATGTGGCTGCAGGATATCATAGATGGGATATTTCTAACTCTGAAAAAATGCGATTGGTTGAAAGTGGAAATTTAGGAATTGGAACTACTTTACCTGCAGCAAGATTAGAAGTGAGAGGTGCTGTAGCAACCGGTATGGCAACAGAAGATGAAGAAGTCAGTGTTACTTTGAATGGTGGTAGTGCAGTAAGCAGCGGAACAATAGAAATGACACAAGGCTGGACTGGAACAATGTCGAGTGGTGATACTGTAGTATTTAGATATAATGCTCAAGCTTGGAAGTCATGGGCTTTAGAATTCATGTTTGTTAGCACAAACGGTATGAGTGATGGTACAATAGGTGGTTATAATAATAATAGTTCAGGTCGTACAACTGATATTAGAAATAATAATCATGGTATGAGTATATCATATTCTAGAGATAACGCTGGCGGCGGAACTGGTCAAACTAATATAGTTACATTTACATTTACGGGGTTAGGTATACATCCTTTCTGTCACTTTAAATATTTTCAATCAGGTGGTGATGGTAGACCTGTGGGATCAAAAGCATCAATAACATTAAATAGTTAAACAAATAAATAATAAAACAATGGCAAACACTTATAAATGGACGATTAATGCGTTAGACGCAAAAGTCGCAGTAGAAGACGGCAACGAAAATGTTGTTTACACAGTACATTGGGGCTATAGCGCTACTAATGAAACTGGAGAGCACTCAACGAGTTCTATAGGAACTCACGGGGTAGAATACGATGCAGATAACTTCACCGCTTACGAAGATCTTACAGAAGAAATGGTAATTGGGTGGTTAGAAGATGGTATAGACGTAGATTCAATGAAAGCAAATTTAGATGCTCAAATTGAAAAATTAATTACCCCAATTGAAAAAACTTATCACAACCCTTTTGCACCGGTTATTGAACCACCAGCAACTGAAGAAACAGAATAAGTTAGAAAACCAGTAAAATAAGTAATAATAATAAATAAGTAAATATAATTTAATAATTTAAAATTAAAACCATGAGTAAAGAAAACAAAATAACCGAAGAAGAATTAAAAAACCTGCAAGAATTAGTTGGAAAACTTAATAACGCATCTAGTCAATTAGGTAATATTGAAATGCAAAAACATCAGTTGTTACATGCTTCACAAGCTTTACAATCCGATATGGCTAATATGCAAAAATCTTTAGAAGAAACATATGGTAAAGTAAACGTTAATATACAGGACGGTACTTTTGAGCCTATTGTTGAGGATGTGCAACCGGAAGAAGTAAAATAAATCATGTCATTGGTAAGAAAAATTAGTATAGGTAGAGACTATAAAAATGACGCTATGCACTATGCTGTTGGCCAAGAAGTATATGGCGGCCACATAATATGTGATATTATAGAAGAAAATGATAAATTTTCTATTTATATTAAAAAAAATAACGAAGTATTACCGTGGAAAGACTTTAATAAAAATATGGCTATAGCCGTTGAATATAACTTAGAGTACTAATGCAAAGTTTATTTAACTTCATAGTTAAACCTAAAAATACAAGATACGATAATAAAAAATATATTGATGATTCAGAATTGCTGTTAAATACAGAAATTTCTGATCATCGATATATAAGTCGTACAGGTATAGTGACGTCAGTCCCTAAGTTTAAAAACACCAAAATAAAAAAAGGAGATGAAGTTATAATACATCATAATGTATTTAGAAGATGGTATAATGTAAAAGGTGTTGAAAAAAATAGCAGAAGTTATTATATGGAAAATAAATATTTTGTATCTGAAGATCAAATATTTTTATATAAACAAAATAATATATGGAAAGCTATGGATGGCTATTGTTTTATTAAACCAATTAAATCTAATATTATATTAGAAAAAGAAGTTCCTTTAAGAGGCATTATTAAATATGTTGATAATAATCTTAAAGATATATACAAAGAAGATTTGATTGGATTTACTTCTTCAAGCGAATATGAATTTATAATTGAAGGAGAAAGATTATATAGAGTACCAACAAATTCAATATGTATAAAGTATGAACGTCAAGGAAACGAAGAAGAATATAATCCAAGCTGGACATAAAGCAGTTGATGAGTTAATTAAAGTTGCAAAAGAACCTATTGTTGATTCAGAAGAAGATGTTGCGGCTGATAGATTAAAAAATGCGGCTGCTACAAAAAAATTAGCTATATTTGATGCTTTTGAAATACTTAATCGTATTGAACAAGAACAGGCACTAATAGAAGGCACAATTATAAAAGAAAAAGAAAATACTTTTAAAGGTTTTGCCGAAAGAAGATCTAAATAATGTATAATCAAACTTTATATAATATTATAGAGCCTGTAAGAATTAATACAATTAAAAGGCTTAATAAAGCAAAAAAATGGAATTATGGCTACAATAAAGAAAATGATATTATTGTTATATCAAAAACTGGTCAAATTGGTGAAATATATGAAATCCAAAATTTACGGATAGCACTACCACCCGCGCCAAAAAATATTGATAATAAAAATAATAAGTGGACAGTACAAGACTATCCAAAAGAATTATCAAAATTAAAAACTATATTTGATTGGAAAGATTTACCAGCTGAGTTTAAAAATAGATGGCATGGATATATTGATAAAGAATTTAGCAAACGTGAAGAAGGCTATTGGTTTTATAACAAAGGCAAAGCTACTTATATCACTGGGGCTCATTATATGTACTTGCAGTGGACCAAAATTGATGTTGGGAAACCAGAGTTTAGAGAAGCAAATAGATTATTCTTTATATTCTGGGAAGCTTGCAAAGCAGATACAAGATGCTACGGGATGTGCTACCTCAAAAATAGACGGAGTGGCTTTTCATTCATGGCATCATCGGAAACTGTTAACCAAGCTACTATATCCTCGGACGCTAGATATGGTATCTTATCAAAATCCGGGGCTGATGCTAAAAAAATGTTTACCGACAAAGTTGTACCAATATCCGTTAATTATCCATTCTTCTTTAAACCAATACAAGATGGAATGGATAGACCAAAAACAGAGTTGGCATATCGTGTTCCCGCAAGTAAATTTACTAGACGTAAAATAATTGTAAATGAAAAAGTTGAAGAACTTTCTGGATTAGATACAACTATTGATTGGAAAAACACAGGTGATAATAGTTATGACGGAGAAAAATTAGCGTTGTTAGTACATGATGAAGCTGGTAAATGGGAAAGACCAGAAAACATATTAAATAACTGGCGAGTAACTAAAACTACCTTAAGATTAGGTTCAAGAGTTATAGGTAAATGTATGATGGGTTCAACAAGTAATTCACTAGATAAAGGTGGTGAAAACTTTAAAAAATTATATAATAATTCAGATGTTACAAAAAGAAACCGCAATGGACAGACTCGCTCGGGATTATATAGTTTGTTCATACCTATGGAATGGAACTTCGAAGGATTCATTGATTCTTATGGACTACCTGTATTCAATACGCCAGAAGAACCAATTAAAGATAATTATGGAGAATACATTGACGTCGGGGTTATTGAACATTGGGAAAATGAAGTTGATGGATTA